GCTGGTATCAGATATATATTCTTTATTTGAAAGCTCTCTACCTAATATGAAAGAAGAAGAAGCAGATGTTATTATAAATAAGTTTGGAGATTCTTTAAAAGTTCACCTAAAGAAATTTATATACGAAGACGAAAGAAAAAGAAGTTCTCTTAGACTATCAGCTATAGGTAAACCAGATAGGCAGCAGTGGTATAGTTCTTCTCCGCACTCTACAGTTAAAGAAGTAGTAGATTTAAAAGCTAGTGATAAGGTTCGCTTCCTATATGGTTATATACTAGAAGAACTTTTACTATCTCTATCTTCCTTGGCAGGACATACAGTATCAGACGAACAGAAAGAAGTTAAAATTGAGGGAGTAAAGGGACACCAAGATGCTGTTATAGATGGGGTGTTAGTTGATTGTAAGTCAGCATCGGGCAGAGGGTTCGATAAGTTTAAGAACAATTGCGTATCTACAGACGATCCTTTTGGATACATCGCTCAGATATCTTCTTATGCCGAAGCTAATGGTTTATCAGAAGCTGCTTTCCTTGCTATCAACAAGCAGTCTGGAGAAATTTGTTTATCAAAAGTTCATGAAATGGAAATGATTAATGCTTCAGAACGTGTGCAGTACATTAAAGAAGTGGTTAGTAAAAAAACTCCACCTAGTAAGTGCTATGCTGACATACCTGATGGTAAGTCTGGGAACTTTAAGCTGGCTATTGGTTGCGTCTATTGTTCTTACAAGTCTGACTGTTGGTCTGACGCTAACGACGGTAAAGGATTACGTGTGTTTGATTATGCGACGTATCCTAGATTCCTCACGAAGGTTAATAAGACTCCTAATGTAGAAGAGATTATTAATTAGAGATGCATTGGAAATACTTTAAGAAAGTAGACATAGAAAATAAGTTTGGATTTGTATACTTCATCACTAATAAAAAAACAGGTAAGGCTTACATAGGATGTAAACAATACTGGAGTTACAAGAAAGGAAAAAAACTTAAACAATCTAATTGGAAAGTTTATATGGGGTCGTCCAAACATTTAACAGAAGATATTAAAAAAGTAGGAAAAAGAAATTTTAAATTTGAGATCGTAGGAGAATATAAAAATAAAAGAAGTTTAAAATATTACGAATGCTACTATCAAATGAAACACAATGTACTGTCTTCTGTGTTAGAAGGTACAGATGAACCCGCCTTCTATAACAACTACGTAGGAGGTAAATTTTTTAGACCTGTGGAGAGTTATGAAGAAACATTATAGAAAACTACTAGATGATTTCATAGATAATAAATCTATGAGGGCATCTGTTACTTATAATAAAAGCCATTCCTTATTCATGGGTGTCATACTAAGAGCCTTATTAGATGCTACTAAACCTGAGTTAATAAGAGAAAGCAGTAGAATAAAAGTAGATAGGCAAGCAGCTAAAGCCTGGTTCTTTGCTTCATCGGGAGTAACGTGTGATAATTTTGAAATGATATGTGATGAAGCAGGGGTTACACCTAATGTAATGCGTACTATTACTAAAGAAATTTTAAACTATGAAGACGTTAAAGAAGTAAGAAAAAAAATTAATTCATTCTTTGGAACTGAGGAATAAGGAAAATATACAGATGTCACCAGTAGCTAGCAGTTATCAAGTAGGTGGTACTCATTATAAAGATTGTAAGATACAACCTGTAGAATATATACATGCAAATGATCTTGGATTTCTCGAAGGAAATATAGTAAAATACATTACCCGTCATCGTGCCAAAGGTGAAGGAGCTATGGATATTTATAAGGTAAAGCATTATGCTGATCTTATTCTACAGTATCATTATAATTTAACAGAGGAAGATGGTATCCTCCTATCCCAGGAGTCAACGAATGATTAGTAATCAAGCAACATTACCTACAAACTATCAATCTTTCATACACATGTCACGCTACTCTAGATGGCTAGAAGAAGAAGGCAGGAGAGAAACGTGGGAAGAGACCATCGATAGGTATCTTTCCTTTATGATAGAACATCTTAAAGAAAATTATTCTTATTCTCTATTTGGTACAGAGTTGTCTGACATTCGTAATGGTATGCTTAATCTCGAAGTATTAGGTTCTATGAGAGCATTGATGACTGCTGGCCCTGCATTGGAACGTGAGCATGTCTCAGGTTACAACTGTTCTTATCTTCCTGTTGATTCTCCTCGTTCTTTTGATGAGTGCCTATACATTCTTATGAATGGTACAGGCGTAGGCTTCTCTGTTGAGCGTCAGTATATCAACAGTCTTCCCACTATACCTGACCAATACTTTGAGAACAGTGATGATGTTATTTCTGTTGCTGACTCCAAGGAAGGCTGGGCCAGGGGACTACGTGATCTTATTTCTCTTCTGTATACCAACCGTGTACCCAAGATAGACACTAGTAAGCTGCGTCCTGCTGGTGCAAGGCTGAAGGTCTTTGGTGGTAGGGCATCTGGTCCAGCACCTCTGGAAGAACTGTTTGACTTCACGATACAGACGTTTAAGAAAGCCAAGGGGCGTAAGCTTACCTCTATTGAGTGCCATGATATCATGTGCAAGGTCGGTCAAGTGGTGGTGGTAGGAGGTGTTCGCAGGTCTGCTCTGATCTCACTCTCTAACCTTACTGATGAGCGTATGCGTATGGCTAAGTCAGGTGACTGGTGGGTGGACAATCAACAACGTGCCCTCTCTAATAACTCTGTCTGCTACACAGAACGCCCTGACATGGGTATCTTTATGAAGGAGTGGCTCTCCCTCTACGAGAGCAAGAGTGGTGAGCGAGGCATCTTTAATCGTGCCTCTGCACAGGTGAAGGCAGCTTCCAATGGTAGGCGTGACGGGAACATAGAGTTTGGAACCAACCCTTGTTGTGAAATTATCTTGAGACCTTACCAGTTCTGCAACCTGTCGGAGGTTATCTGTAGAGCAGATGATACCATTGAAACTCTGAAGAATAAGATCAAGCTGGCCACTATGTTGGGTACATTTCAATCTACACTGACAGACTTTGGGTATCTTCGTAAGCGTTGGAAGGATACCACAGAAGAGGAGAGACTACTGGGTGTGTCTCTGACAGGTATCATGGATTGCCCCGCTGTGTATGATGCTTCTCCAGAGGCTCTTCAACAACTAAGAGACGTGGCTATTAAGACTAACAAGAGACTGGCAGAGAAGCTAGGCATCAACCAGAGCACCGCTGTCACCTGCGTCAAGCCTTCTGGAACTGTGTCTCAGCTTGTAGACGCTGCCTCTGGTATCCATGCAAGGCACCACCCTCACTATATCAGAACTGTCAGAGGAGATAACAAAGACCCCCTGACCATGTTCTTGAAGGACAAAGGTGTACCCTCAGAGCCTGACTTCACAGCGCCTGACAATGTAACTGTGTTCTCATTCCCTATGAAGAGTCCCGAGGGAGCAGTGACTAGATATGACATGGGAGCCCTGGCACAGTTGGAACTCTGGCTCAAGATAGCAGACAACTACTGTGAGCACAAACCTTCTGTCACTATCTCTGTCAAGGAGAATGAATGGCTAGAGGTAGGAGCGTGGTGCTGGGAACACTTTGATTCTCTCTCTGGTATATCTTTCCTCCCGTTCTCTGATCATTCTTATAAGCAAGCACCTTACCAAGACATAGACAAGGAAGCGTTTAAAGACTTGACAGAGAAGATGCCAGCTGCTATAGACTGGTATGACCTACAGGAATATGAACAAGGGGACACCACCACTGGATCACAAGAGCTTGCCTGTGCTGGTGGTGTATGTGAGATAGTAGACATTGGAGTATAAAACAAATGACATATCTAATAGACATTGATGACAACGTAGCAGATAAAATTGCCAAAGCTGTTCTCGAACAGATTAAAAATAATACAATAGATAAAGGAGTAATAAATTCTTGTAATATAGTACTAAATTATATTGATCCTATTCCTTTAAAAGAGTTTAAAGATTCAGGCTTTACAGATGATTTTGGAGTGAGTATGGAATAGATGACTAAACAAAGAATCCCAAGGTATCTAGGAGGTTCTCCAAAGGAATCCGTCAGTTTTAAAACTTATGTAAACGCTGTTCTAAAAAGAATAAGGAATTATTTTAAATGAAAGTTACACTGATAGATCACATGGGTACAGACCTCTCGGTGGTGAA